GCTTCTCGCTGTCGCCGAACGCACCGGTCATCCCGCGCTGGAACGCCTGGAAGAACTCCTGCGACGAGAGGCCGCTCTTGATGAGTTCGAGCAGACACGCGTTCGTAACCCCGAGCCCGTCTGCCGTGATGCGCAGCGCACCGGGCAGTGACTCGCCCAACTGCCCTTGCAGTTCTTCGAGGCTGACCTTGCCCTTGTTCGCGATCTGACCGAGGGCCGTGAGGATCAGGCCCGCGCGCTCGGTGCCGAGCCCGAGGCGTCCGGCCGTGTTGGCGACCTGCTCGAACACGTTGCGCGTCGTCTCGGCCGCGATGCCGGAGCTCGACATCGCCGCCTGGAAGCGGATGAAGTCCTGCGAGAGTGCGCCGACAGCGAGACCGGAGTTGTTCGCGGTCTGCTGGAGGAACCCGATCATTGCCGCCGCGGACTCGGTCGATCCGGTGATCGCGGTCAGCGATCGGCGCAGCGTCTCGATCTCGATGTTCGCGTCGAAGAACTTGCGCCCGAGTTCGACGCCGGAGTAGAGCGCGGCGAACTGCGCGAACTGCGCGCGGAGGAACCCGACAGCACGGCCGCTGTCGTCACTGGCCTGCGCGACACCGCGAAGTTCGTTACGCAGTGCCTCGAGCCGCGTCGCGCTGGACGCGAACGCACGACGGAACTCTTCGCCGGTGACGCGCGTGTCGGCCGCGAGGCGCACCACCGCAGCGTCGACGTCACGGATCTCGGCTTCGATCGCCTGTGCACTGCGCACCCCGGCGCGCGCGAAACGCTCCTCGAACGCACGCGCCGCGGCGGCGTTGCTGTCCGCGAGTTCCTTCGCGGCGAGGGCCGCGTCGTCGGCGGCCTTCCGCTGCGCGTCTCCCGCGCGCTGCGACACGGCGGCGATCGTGCCGAACGCCGACTTCGCGGACGCCTCGGCCCGCTCGAACGCTGTGACCTCGGCGTCGGCGGCTTGCTTCGCGGCTTGTTCGCGTGCCTGCACCACGTGCCGCATGAGTGCGAGGTTGCGCTCGTTCGACTCGGCGACAAGAGCGGCGATGCGCGCGAGGCGCTGCTCTTCCTCGGCGGTGCGGACGATGCCGGCCTGGACCTTCGTGAGTTCGCCGTAGACGCGCTCCAGCGACGCCTGCAACTGCCCCTGCGCCGCGGCGAGGTCGGTCGTCTCGACGCCGTTGCGTTGTAGCTCGTCGGCGCTGCGGTCGAGCACGTCGCGCCGCTGATCGAGCGCAGTGTTCGCCGAGCGCAGCGCACCAGCGAGCCTCGCGTTCTCGCGGTTGAACGTGGCGAGGTCGTCCTTCGCCTGTCGCGTTGCGTTGCGCGCTTCGGTCAGCGCGTCGGCCGTCTCGCGTACGGCGCCGCGAGCGCGCACCTGGTCGCCGACGAGTTCTCGCAGTCGCGTCGTGTACTCCGCCGTGCCACGCGTGCTGGCGTCGGCGTTCGCTCGGTGCAGCGCGAGAGCATCGGACGCCTCCGCAGAGGCACGACGCGCGGCCTGGTACGCGGCAGCAACGTCGCGGTGGGTCGCCTTCGCCTGCGTGACGACAGCTTCGAGTTCGCGCTGGCGTGCGGTGAACTGCTGCGTCGCCTGCGCGGCCTCGCGTTGCGCGGCGCCGAGGACCTCGATGTCGTCGCGCAGGGACGAGATCTGCTGCAGCCCCTGTGCCTGCTGCCCGAGTTTGTCGAACTCTTTCGCGAGGCGTTCGAACTCGGGCGCGGCCGCGCCCCCTTCGGCCGCGAGTCCACGGACCTCGTCGGCAAGGCGCTGGATACGCTCGGCGCCAGTGGTCGTGACAGTGACGGGTACGCGAACGTCGGTCGTTGCCATGCTTGCTCAGTCGGAAAGAGAAAGGGGGCGCTCGGTTGCCCGATGCGCCCCCTTGCCGGCGGCTCTCCCGAGCCCGTCGGTGCGTCGGCTGGCTTACGCCACGACGCGGACGGTGAACGGCTCGTCTTCGCCGGACGGCGTCTCGAGCAGACCGGCCAGCGACACCGTGGCGAAGTCGTCCGCCAGGAAGTCGATCGGCGATGTCGGGGCCAGCACGGCTTCGCGGATCGTCACGCGGCACATCTGGCCCGAAACGAAGTTCGCGCCCTCGAAGCGGAAGCGCGCGCGGATCTGCGTCTGCGTGGCGCCGCTGATGGTGTAGCCCGCAGGGTCGCCGACGGTGGGCACGTCGACCGCGGTGGCCGCGACGGTGCCGAACAGCGCGAGGGCCAGCGTGTCCTTCGTGACTTCGGTCAGTCGGACCGCGAACTCGGGAGGTTCGGGAATGGTCACCGTGGCGATGGCCTGACCGTAGCGCGCGCGCGAACGAGAAGCGAGCACCTTGCGGGTCGCCTTCGGCGTGATCTCGAACTGGTTGGCCTCGAACGGACCCTGTTCCGCACCCCATGTCGCGGTCGTCGGGTTGTACCGTTCGAAGTAGACCTCCCCCGAACCCATGAAGCCAGCCGGCATGTCTGTCCCTTCGACGTAGTAGTTGCGCGGATCGCGATTTCGCGCGCAATTCTAGGTTTCGCAACCGCGCAAGTTGCGCGGTCGGATTGCGCGGTCAGACCATGTGGTCGGCGTAGGTCACGTGCACGCCGACGCGTGCGCTGACGAAGGACGTGCCCGCGACGTTCTCTCCGATGACGCGGCCGGCGTACTTCATCTGCACGACCCGCGTGCCGACCGTCAGGTCACCCGTGAATAGCGCACGCTTGATGTCGGCGACGATCGCGCGCGCGACGACGTTCGGGTTGTCGGGGTCGCACGGCGCGAAGCCCTCGACGACGTACTCGGTGGTGTTCTTGAACGCACGGCGCGTGCCGTCGTCGATCTTCTCGTCGCCCTCGAAGATGACGGCGCACGGTGTGTTCTCCGGGCCGATCGCACGCTTGCCCTGGTAGACGCGAGTGCCGCAGTCGGTGAGGTACCCGTTGGCGATTCGGATCGTGGTGAGTTTCGCGACCCAGGCGTCGGCGATGTCGTCGGCGATCATGCGAGAGCTCCGGTGATGATGGCTTCGACCTCGGCGGTGGCCTCGTCACGGAGGAGCGTGCGGAGGTCGGGCGCAGCGCGTCGCGCCGCGTCTCGGAAGAGCCGGTACACGGCCGGGCCGTGCAGCAACTTCAACTTGCCGTTGGGTTGGCGCTGGAACACCGCCATGCCGCCGGACTGGATACCTCGGTTCCCGGCGCGGGCCGGCGCGAGGAACGCGGTCGCGATGCGCTTGCGCGCAGAGCGCAGCACGTGCACGGAGACGCCGGCGGCCTTCTGGTCGACCGGGATGCCGCGCATCGGGTCGCCGCGGCGGGCCTGCCAGCGCAGGAACGCGCCGGCCTTGTGCGGGTTGCGCCCCCACTTGCCGATGAGTTTCGCGATCGACGCGTTCGGGTACTTGACGCCCTGCGTCAGTTGCGCGGGGTTGTAGTTGCGCAGCGTGACGAGCGGGTTCCGCAGTCCCAGCGAAGACGCGCTGGCACGTCGGGCCGGCGCGACCATCACGGCCTCCTGCACGGCCTGTCGTTCCGTTGCCGGCAACACTGTCGTGCGCTGCTCGATGAATGCCGGGGGCAGGGCGACGCGCGCGCCGATCTGCGTGCGCAAGGTCGCGATGCCGCGTTGCGCGGTGCGATTCGCCGCACGCGCGGCTCCGGCCTTGAGTTGCTCCGGGCCGATCCGCGCCAGGCGGTCCGCGACGCGCGTGACGTCGGCGAGGTCGATGCTCAGTTCAAGCATTCAGCCGCCTGTGTGGGGTGTCGGCCATGCGTCACCCGCCGAGTTCTGCGAGTCTGGCGCGCAGCGCGGCCAAGTGCTCGTCGAACGCCTTTCGCTGCTCTGGCGAGAGGCTCGCGATTTCGTTACGCGCGGCAGCTTGCTCCATGCGCTCGATCTTTGGGACGAGGAGTTCGAGTTCGGTGCGTTGGTTCTGCATGATCATGCTGTCTTGGTCTGATACCACGTGTGTGCCGCTGTCGTGTCGGCGAGGTGCGCTTTCCAATGGAAGCAGCGCATGTCCTGCGAGTAGTAGTCCACCCAGTTGTCGATCCATGGGTTGTACTGCCCGACAGGCAAATACACGGCGATGTCCGTCACGCCACGCGAGCGCATCGCGGTGCGCATCGCCTCGTTGAGCGCCTGCGCCGGGTCGTCGCTGACTTGCCGCTGCATGAGTTCCCACAGGCCAGCCGTGCGCGTGACGTTCGTCAGGTGCATCGTGGTGCCGTCCGGCCACGTGCTGACGGTGTTCGAGTCGTAGTCGGCTTTCGACGCGAACAGGTTCAAGCCGCCGTTCTGCAACTTCACGAAGAAGCCATCGCGCAACAACGTTGCGTTGCTCGACCGCGTGGCGAACGCCTTCTCTCCATCGAGCCAGAACGACGCCGCGCTTTCAGCCGAGTGGTCCTCGGCAACACCGTCGAGCGTGACGGCTGATGGCATCCATCGGTTGCTGCCGGCTTGGTACACGAGCGCTTGATAGGTCGATGTGGCTCCCACGAGCGCCGGGTTCGATGGCGACAGCACATCGTGTGATGTCATGCCCTCGTAGAACCCGTGGATCTTCGTCACCCCGGCACCGTAGCGGCCAGAGAGGTACGTGTTCCAGTCGTCGACGTTGGTCGCGAGGCTCGTGATGTTGGCCGCGAGTCGCGTTTGCCAGTACGCTGCCGCGGTGCCACCGCCAGGGACGTTGCCGTCGATATACCAGCGATCACGGATTGCCGTGCGCAGGTTCGCGAGCGGGCGTTCCTGCGACACGCCTGAGAGGTAGTATGGCGCCGTCGTGTTGCGCAGCTCGGGCACCTGAGCCAGCTTCGTCGAACCAGTCGCCACGAAGTCGAGCGACCACTGTGCAAACGGGTTGCCCGGATACACGTGCTGCATGTTGTGGATGATGAACGCCTTCGCTCCGAGGTGTGCTTTGCCTCGCTGGAGCAGGCGATACATCCCGTGCGCGTGGTTCTCGAACTGGTTCTTCCTGTTCGCGCTCGTCGCGTCGGCCACGCCTGGGCGGAAGACGGTGTTGTAGCCGCGACCCGTCCAGATCGAGGACAGCCCGGACCCGAAGTTCCAACACTCGTTTCCGAATTCGAGATAGACAGGCGTGTTCGGCAGCGGGTTGGCGCCGAAGTACGCGAGAAAGCGCGTGAAGAATTCATCGAGACGCGCGTCGGTGCACATCGGCGGGAAGCACAACCACACAGGTTGCCCGGTGCGCTCCCACAACTCGGCGCAGTCCTCGGGCGACCAGTAGCCGCCTTCCTTTGTGGCCGACCGCACGACGACCGGAATCTCGCCAGCGCCGCCGTAGTTGTCGATGACCGCGGTGTAGTCCTTCTTCGCTTGGCCGAAGTCGCGAGGGACCGGCGTGGCCGCGTCGCCCCACCATCCCATCCACGAGCCCATGGCCCACATGGGGCGGATGGGTCCGCCACTCGCGGAAATCTGCGCGTCGATGAACCGCTGAGACCAGCGCTTGCCGGCCAGCACGTCGGCCTCGTCAGCCGTGCGCGCCATGTGAGGAACCGGGGCCACCACGGCACCGCTGCTGTTCACGACGTTGATTCGAATCGATGCGCTGCTGATCGCTGCCGACAGGCGGGATACAGCGTCGGTCTCGCCTGCGCGCACCGCTGCCGTGTTGATCGTGCACGTGTAGCGGTTCGTGCCCGCGGCAGTGATGTTCGAGATGATCGAGTTCGCCTGAATCGTCATCGTCACACCGGCCGGCGCATCGATCCACACGACGTAATTGCCGTCGAGTGCCGCGCAGTCCGCGAATCGGAGTTCCTGGGCGAACGTATACGAACCCGTCGCTCCGTTTGGCA